ATGTCATCTTTGACGTACACCTTCTGGTCAAACCGCTTGATGTGAGCAACCATGATCATCGTGCTGCCCGTTGCAGCGCAAAACGCGGCAACCTCAGACAAAACATTGTCGATCAGCTTTCTTTCGTTGTCTCGGTCATCGTGCGAGAAAAGGATGCTAATGTGGTCAAATATAAAGCGAGTAACACCTTGGCTGCGGTAATACCGTAGTAGATGGAGAAGCCGGTCAACAGAGAGCCGACCAGAAGGGCCAAGGTCAATAAACCAAGTCCGACCGTTGTTAATAAGATCATTGTAACTGTTCCTCGCGTCTTCCTCTGGAATGATGTCAGGGTTTAGTCGGTACTTAGCCAAAGGCACATCATTGTCAAGCGCAACAAGACGTTGCGTTGCTTTCTTGATGTCCTCTTCCAAGAATAGCCAAGCTACCTTTTCATCTGTGTTGCGGATCAGTTCGTAACCAACTTCGGCGACCCAAGTACTTTTACCAACGCCGGGAGGCGCCATCACAACGCCAAGTTCTCCATCCCGCAGGCCACCCATCTTGTTACTGAACTCCGGGAAACTCTTTAGCATGTATCCGGGCTTGATCGGCTCACGGATCATGTCATAACTAATGTCTGAGCCCGGTATAATCATCTCGGGCTGGTAATCTTTGCTGCGGTGACAGGCTTTTACAAGTTCTTTCGACCGCCCTTGCTTAACGCAATCGTTAGCGTCTTTGCAGCCTTCCGGCATCTCGACAATCTTGACTTTTACTTCTGTCGAGTAGATTTCTGCAAACTTTTCAACAGCTTGCTCGCCCTGCTCGTCAGCGTCAAACGCAAGCATAACGGCCTCGAAGCTGGTGATGTAGTCCCAGACTTCTTTTTTCTCTATGCCGCCGCAACCAGCGCCGTTAGGCAAGGACACGACGTTGTAGTCTTTACCTTGTTCTTTCAGAGCCTGCCAAAGAGAGATAGCGTCCTCTTCGCCTTCTGTGATTAACAGCAGACGACCGCTGCGAGAGTGTACATTCTGACCAAACAGCGCCTTGTAGTCACCGACGATCTCCGTGTCTTTCTTAGTCACACGGCTTTTTCGCTTGTATCCTCCGCCGCCGCCGGCAGGGAAAAAGATGGCTTGATCGTCTGGCATTCCGTTCTCTGGCCGAACAGCCTGACGCACACCGTATTTCTCAACAGCCTCTTGCCTTAGTCCTCTATCAGAGAGATCGGCAATAGGGAAGCCTGACACCTCTTTTGGATTCCAGATACTCATTTTCTTCTTTCCCTTGCGTGGGCTGTAATCCTGTCCGCTACCGTCTATTTCAGATTGTTTTATGTATTCACAACCAGAAAAACAGTATCCGCCGTGGTCGTGATACAGGGCCATGCTATCGCTACTACCGCAACGAGGGCAAGGTTGTCCTGATAGTGCGTACTTAGACATAGCTTAGTCCAACAAACTGTCTTCGTCAGAAGGATCGTTGAAGTCGTTAATGTCCTCTGGCAGATCGGAGAACAACGCTTGCGGATAGTATTCGGCGTTGTCAGGATCACGGGAGATCGCTTGACAAAGGTAACAAAAGTCATCCGGCACGCCAGTGTACTTGTCAACAAACATCATCTCACGCTGGGACAACGGCTTGTTACAGCAACGGCATCTCATCGTGTATCTTCCTTGTCGTGCTTGACTTTGATCTGTCCTAGTTGGGACAAGTACTGTTGTTCCATCCACTGCGACTCTTCGTCTAGGCCCATGCGCCAAGCAGCAGAGATGCGTTCACGCCAATCATTGATCCACTGTTTAAGTTCTTTTTCTGTCATCACGCTTTTGGTCATCGGTCTTCTCCTTACGTTCAAACTGGTCGCATCTGGCAAAAGGGCAAGCGGGGGTATCGTAGTAACCGCACCAATAGCCCTCATAGTGCCGGCAATTCACACAAGCTACACGTCCAGCCATCCCCGCTCCTTTAAGATTCGATACAGTGAGTCCCAGTGCTGTTTAATAACACTCTCAGTCGCTTCCTCGATGATCGCAAGCATCTCAGTCGCTTTTTTAGACTTGTGGTTCTCGTCACGGATGGGCTTAGAGCCCAGTTCGTAGGTCACACGCATCAAGCGTTCTTCAAACCGACGCTCAAGAGAGATTTCTTCCCAGACCCAACTGTAACCCTCTTCTGTCTCCATGAGCCAACTGCCCATGATCTCTTCAACATAGTCAAGCCACTTCTCTTGGTCTGCAAGCCTGTCAGCAACCAAGTCACACTGGTCGGCAGCATCAAACCGAATGTTGTAGTTCGTCATCCTCAGTATCTCCTACGTACTCAAGTGATATAAACCTGACTGATACCTCAGTGTCGCCTAAGCTAACAGACGGATACTGCTTTTGCAACCAGTCCATCGTGTCTTTTGCTTGTTTGATGTTGTCAACGTCGATGTAAGCCTCTGTCGGCACCATCATCACAACCTTGTACCGCTCTTTAGATAGCATCTTCAATCACCTTGGCGACGATCAAGGTCACTGACTTGTGGATCGTGCTTAACGGCAGATCGGGGTGCATGTACCGCATAGCGTCTGCACCAGCAAAGTACAAGTCGAGCCAGTTCTCAGCCGAGCCCGTATCAAGCACACGGCGAACCTCGTCGATCACCTGTTGATCTTTGTCCGCCGGCAGGGCCGCTAGATCTGGCGAGTCAAAGTCGATGTTGTCTAGCAAGTTACTCATAGCAATTTACCTTTAGCTTCATTGATGCGAGATTGTGCAATATCAAAGTAGTCAGCGTCTAGCTCGATGCCGACGAATGACCGGCCAAGATTAGCGCAAGCAACACCAGTGCTGCCGCTGCCCATGAATGGGTCGAGCACTAATTGGCTTTTGTCAGAGTTGTTAGTTATAAAATTTTCAAGCAATGGGACAGGCTTTTCTGTTGAATGGACCATCTTAGCACCTGACACCTTGTCGGCCATAACCACGTCTGTCGTCCGACCATTGCGGAACAGCGATCTTCCTTTGTGCATGTACAAAATAAACTCATGCTTTGGCGCGTATGCGCCTTTTAAGTCCCCACTTCCGTGATTGTTTTTAACCCAAACGATCACGTTTTTAAGTTTGAAGTTACGCTCAAACGCCTGCTTGAATATGTCAACTTTGTGCCAACTGCAAAAGACATACGCAGCAGTATTATCCGCCATGACACGCCAACATTCATCAACAAACTCATCGAGCCAGCCTAGTCCTTCGTCATTCTGTATCTTTTCAAATTTGTCAGTAGCAGTACGCCGATTTGACTGATAATTCATGCCGTATGGCGGGTCAGTCAACACCATGTCAACAGACCCATCAGGGATACTCTGCATCAGCTCAAGGCAATCGCCTTGCATCAAGTTAAAGTCAGTCATCAGTGCATACCTCATCGAAGTTATCGTTGTAGTCAGGCCAACCGAACTCACCGTCCGAGTCTAACCAAGCATCAACCATCTGGCAGTAGCGAGCCTGTTGCTCACTTTCGTGCGAGTACAGATCGTGGCTGATCCAAGACAGTATGGCCAAGGAAAGTATCGCTAGGATGGTGATAAGGGTCTTCTCTAACATCGTAAATGCCTCTGAGACGCTCTGTGTTGCTTTGTGTTGAACGATCGGGGTAAGGGCAGGGCATCCCTACCGCTTAACCCCTTATCGCCTCTTGTATCGCTTAATTTTAGATGCCTAGGTTTGCGACGCAGGCTTTGAACTCTTCCTCTTTCTGCTCTTGCGTCATGTTTGCTGATGCCTCGATCCGCTCCTCACGTTCGCGCTCCATCTGGTCAACTTCTGCAATGTGGCGCTCGGCAGCGCGGATACGGTTGTGGTGGTGGACTGCTTTGGCCTGCTCCATCGTGATGTCGCCGCAACGAACGTGAATAGCGATCTGTACTGCGTCCATCATCTCGATTGGCTTGATCTGGTTGTTCATGTCTGTCTTCTGCTGTCTGTGTTTCCTTAACCGTTGAGTAGAGTATGGACTAACCAGATGTGGGTGTCAACACCTATCTGCAACTGATTTTGACTAGCTAGTGGGACGGTTGGTGGTTGATCTGTTTGTTTGTGTTCTTTGGTGCCAAGGTTAGGTGTGGGCAGCTTGTCTAGGTCTGCGTGTATCTAACAGTACTGTTATATCTCTATCTAACAAACAATCTAACAATACAAACAATACAACCTATCTAACAATACAAATAATACAGTCTATCTAACAATACTAACAATACAGTCTATCTAACAATACTAACAATACAGTCTATCTAACAATACTAACAATACAGTCTATCTAACAATACTAACAATACAGTCTATCTAACAATACTAACAATACAGTCTATCTAACAATACTAACAATACAGTCTATCTAACACTACTGTAATTACTGTTAGATAGAGAGGGTAACATACTTGTCAACCCCTTTGTCAAATTGTCCTCGTTGCACTGTAAGTGCGACAAAAAGTAGGGATTGGTCTGACCAATTTAGGTTGCTAGATTTTACCGTAGGTATTGTAAAGTAGTCAAAAAAAGGTTACAATAATAGTGAGGAATGGTTAAAGAGTAAGTCGTTATGGCAGAGATTTTGTTAGCCGCAGCACTCGCTGCTTGTAGTCAAGACAGTACGACTTGCTCGCACGTGGAATTAGACTCGGGCAAGAATGTCATCACGGTATGCGATGTAGCGCCGGAGCGCGAAGGTAGACCGATCACACTGCACACATTCTTGCACGGAAAGCAGTATGTAATCACTTTAGAGCCCGAGTGTGTAAGGCTCTGAAAGCCGGAGGCTGAGATGGCTGGAGGCCGACCAACAAAGTATACAGACGATATGCCAGCAGCTTTGCTAGATACTCTAGCTGCCGGCAAAAGTGTTACCCAGTTCGCTGCAAAGATTGGCGTGCATCGCGCTACGATCTACGAATGGGCCGATCGTCACCCAGAGTTTAACGACGCATTGCTCCGTGGAAAGGAGGCATCGCAAGCATTCTGGGAGGATGAACTGCAGAAGATGATGTACAGCCGAGAGGTCAACGCACCTCTAGTTAAGCTGTACTTTGCTAATCGATTCAACTGGCACGACAAGGCTGAGGTAGATAACAAGTCCACCGACGGCAGTATGTCCGGTGTCGATCGTGTCAAGATCGAGGTAGTAGGCGAAGCTGATACTGACGAGCAGTAGCCTTGCAACTCAACATCAAGGCGACTAAGCCGCAGGCAGACTTCCTGACACTCGACAAACGCTACAGGCTGTTCTGTGCTGGCTACGGTGCCGGCAAATCAGAGGCGCTAGTAGCAGCAGCGATGATAGATGCGTGTCAGAGCAGCGAATCACTGATAGCGATATACGCGCCAACATTCGATCTAGTAAGACTGATCGTGGCAGCAAGGTTGCAAGAGAAGCTGGCAAACCACGGCATTGAGCATCGCTACAACCGACAGGACAACGCGATTTACACGTCAGCGACAGGGTGGGGAGACTTTATCCTGCGCACGCTAGACAACCCAGAGCGCATCGTCGGTTACGAATCGTACACAGCGCACGTAGACGAACTGGATACGCTAAAGACAGAACACGCAAAGGATGCTTGGAACAAGATCATCGCTCGTAACAGACAACAACCGAGCGGCATAAAAAATCCGTTTAACCAAGCATCGGCTTACACCACGCCAGAGGGATTTAGGTTTGCCCACTGGCGATGGGTACAGAAAGCGACAGACGAACACGGGATTGTACAAGCCCCTAGCTACAGCAATCCCTATCTGCCAGATGGCTACATAGACAGCTTGCGAGAAAGCTACCCAGAAGCCTTGGCAGATGCTTACATTGAAGGGCGATTTGTAAACCTGACCAGCGGTACAGTCTTCTCCTCATTTGACCGAGGCCGCTGTCACAGCAAAGAGAAGATTGCTGAGGGAGAAAGGCTGTATGTGGGTATGGACTTCAACGTCGGAAAGATGGCTGCTGTCATATATGTTCGCAGAGGCGAAGAGATGCACGCAGTCGAAGAGATCGTCGACGGGTACGACACGCCGGCGGTTATTGAAACGCTTGAGCAGCGTTATCAAGGCCATACCATCTGTGTCTACCCAGACGCTAGTGGAACTAGCAGAAAAACAGTCAACGCCTCCCGCTCGGACATCGCACTGCTGCAACAGGCAGGATTCCAAGTCCGGGCTCCCCGGAGAAACCCTGCAGTCAAAGATCGCATCCTAAGCGCCAACAGGGCTTTTGAGCAGGGTCTAGTTCGGGTCAACAGCAAACGCTGCCCCGAGTTCACAAGGTGCCTAGAACAGCAGGCATACGACAAGAACGGTGAACCAGACAAACAAAGCGGACACGATCACATGACAGACGCTGGGACATATCCCATTGCTTACGAAATGCCGGTTAGTAAGCCAGTCAGCGATGTCAACATCAAGTTCGCAATCTAAGGATAGTTCATGTCAGTCAAGACACTGCATCCCGATTATCAAATATACAGTCCCAAGTGGCGATTAGTACGTGATTGTGTAGAAGGCGAGAGCGCCATCAAGCGCGTGCCTAACCGCTACTTGCCTGAGTTTGTACCGCAAGACCCACAGCGATACGACCGATACGTACAGCGCGCTTACTTTCTAGGTGTCACAGGTCGTACACGCGCAGCGATGAGCGGCATGGTGTTCCGAAAAGACCCCAGCTATGAACTGCCAGAGCAGATGGATGAACTGGTGTTTAACGCTGACGGGTCAGGGACTAGCCTAGAGCATATCGCCAAAGAGGCGCTAGGTGGTGTGCTTGATACAGGACGGCACTGCTTTCTGATTGACTACCCAACCATCGACGACAGCATCGACTATGAGACAGAGCAGAATATCGGCGCTAGGCCGCTGCTACTGCCCTACAACGCTGAGTCGCTGATTAACTGGAAGTACGAAAAGATCAATGGCCGGCGTGTACTAACGCTGGGTGTACTTGTTGAACTGGTACAGGACGAGACAAACAGCAACGAGTTTGACCACGACATCGTTAAAAACTACCGCGTGTTACGTCTGCGAGACGGCGTGTACACCCAGCAGATGTACGATGACGGGGGTCAGGCTAAGAGCGAGGAGTTCGTACCGCGAATGGCAGGAGGCGCTGCCTTCGACCATATTCCGCTCTACATCGTAGGTGCAGAGAACAACCTGCCAGATATTGACGATGCACCGCTGTACGATCTAGCAATCCTTAACATCGCGCACTATCGCAATAACGCTGATCTGGAAGAGGCAGGCTTTATCACAGGGCAGCCCACACTGCACATGAACATCGGGGATACCAACCCAGAGGTCTTTGCAGAGCAGAATCCAGATGGCGTACAGCTTGGCAGTCGGCGCGGAATCATCACGCAAGGCGGAAGCGTAGAACTGGTACAGCCAGAAGAGCGCAACCTGCTAGTACAGCTAAAAGAGTCAAAAGAGAAAGAGATGGTCGGCATCGGTGCTCGGCTAATTCAGCGCGGTGGGCCCAGCGAGACAGCAGAATCTGCACGTATTAACGCCAGCGCAGAATCAAGCACTCTAGACCAGATCGTAAATAACATCTCATACGGCCTGACAGGCGCTCTAATGGACGCTGGCCGGTTCATCGGACTTACCCCACAGGCTGTTGAAGAAATCCGCTACGATCTCAACACAGACTTCTTTGAGACTGATCTAGATGCGCAGAAGCTGATGGCGCTTATCCAGCTAGGTGATGTCGGTATCTTGAGCCGGTCGCTACAGCGCGAGTCAATCCGTAAGGGGCGCATTCACATTCCGCACGAGACCAGCGACGAAGACATCGACAACGAGATCGCCGGAACACCACTGTAAGCCATGGCTCTGGACGACTACCTAGCAGATGTCGGCACCCGCCGGCAGATCATGATCCAGCGGTTTGCTAACGGCACGCTAGAAGAACTACGACCGATCCTTAACAATTTGCTAGAAGACTTGACCCAGCGTGTTGCTAACACAGGCGCAAGCAGGGCTCGACTTGGGCAGTTGATGACTGAGGTAGAAAGTCTAGTCACCGCCGCGGGCGGGGAAATCAGTCAAGAACTACGGCAGAGAGTACTTGACTTTGCTGGTGACGAGGCAGCTTTCCAGAAGAGCATGTACCGAGAGATCACCAACGTAGACACAGTACTGCCGAGCAACGAGCAGCTAGAAGCATCAATCATGGGGCAAGCAACATCCATTGTCGTCGGCGCACAAGCACAGACGATGACAATCGATGAGATGGTACAGCGATTTAGCACCAGTAACGCCAAAGAGATTAAGAATGCTATCTCAGGCGGATTCATAGCCGGCGACACGACCGATCAGATCGCCAGAAGGGTAAGGCAAAAGGTGCAAGGTAGAACGGCAGCACAGGCCCGTACAGTCGTCTCTACAGCAGTCAATCACGCATCAACACAAGCTAAAGAGCAGTTTGCTAGGCAGAACAGCGATGTAGTTCGCGGAGAAAAATACCTAGCGACACTTGACAGTCGCACGACGCTTACTTGCGCAGGCTTCGATGGCCAGATTTTCCCTGTCGGGGAAGGCCCGAAGCCGCCCCTGCATTACAACTGCCGATCCACGCGAGTGATCGTTCCAGCAGAGGGATCGTTGATTGATGGCCTTGAAGGCGAGCGTCCTGCTGTTGTTGATGGCAGGGCACAGCAAGTATCAGGCAACAAGACATTTCGCGGCTGGCTAAGAGAGCAGCCAGTCGAGTTCAGAGACGAGTTTTTTGGAAAGTTCAAGAACGGCGCAGAGAAAAGACTTCTCTTTGACCGTGGGGGACTAGACCCTAACGACTTTATTGATCCGTCAGGCGCACAGATGACGCTTGCAGAACTAAGAGACAAGCACCCGCTTGCATTCCAGCAGGCAGGGCTTTAACCCCGACTAGAGGTCGGACAAACGCAGAGATAGCCGGAGGCTACAGATATGTCAGCAGAAGAAAGCATCACCAACGCAACTGAAGAGCAGACCGATCAGGTTACCACGCAGGATACTGCAACGGATACTGGTAAGACCTACACCGAATCTGAAGTACAGCAGATGATTAACGAGCAGGTGTCTGGTCTCAAGAACAAGGTCGAAGAGTTGCTAGGTGAAAAAAAGACTGTTGCTCAGAAAGCCAAGGAGTTGGAGGAAGAGCAGCAGCGAGCTCAGGAAGAGCGTATGAAGGAAAAGCAGCAGTTCAAGGAACTGTACGAAAAAGAACAGCAGGCCAAGCAGCAACTCGCTGAACAGTTTGAATCGTTCCAGCAGCGCATTCAGCGTCAGGAGATGCAGTCAGCCTCGCAGAGTATTGCATCAGAACTGACTCGGGACTCTGCCCGCGCAGAACTGCTCACCGAGAAAGCCATGCAGTACGCAACCTATAACGATGATTCAGTCAGCTTTGAACTAGGTGGCGTTCCTGTGGATCGCGAAAAGCTAGTTGAGCACCTGAAAGAGAAATATCCGTTTCTTGCAGATGGAAGCGGGGCAACTGGAGGCGGAGCCTCTGGTTCACAGAACGGCGGGGCCGTAAGCAATAAATCATTCGCAGAGATGACAGGCGCAGAACTTTCACAGCTACGGGCAGAAGACCCTAACGAATACCAGCGCCTACGAAATGAGTATTACGGCCAATAAGTATTTAGGAGAAATCTAACATGGCTACTACACGTCTAAGTGACATCATTGATGTAACAGTATTCCGGGATCTTCCCCCGGTCAACGGCCCTGAGAAAACCGCTTTCTTTGACAGCGGTGTTGTCACCCGTAACGCACTGCTCGACGAACTTGCTGGTTCAGCCGGTAAGGTTGCCGAACTTCCTTTCTGGAAAGACCTAGACGGCAGCGTTGAGGTTAACTACAGCAGCGACGATCCCAGTTCCACTGCGACGCCTCAGAAGGTTGTGCAGGGTGAGCAGGTCGCTCGTAAGGCTTTTGTCAACCAAGGTTGGCAGGCTGCTGATCTTGCCTCAGAACTTGCCCTTGGTGCCCGTGCTATCGATCAGGTTCGTAACCGTACCGACCGGTACTTTGAGCGCCAGTGGCAGCGTCGTCTTGTCGCTACTACCAACGGCATCATCGCTGATAACGTCGCTAACGACGGCGGCGACATGGTTGTTGACGTAGCTGCTGACGCCATTGCTAATCAGGACGCAGGCACGAAGTTCAACCGCGATGCTTTCGTTGAGGCCACCAACACCCTCGGCGACCGTTACGACGAGCTGACTGCTATTTCTGTCCACAGCGCAGTCTACGCCCAGATGGTCAAGAATGATGACATTGACTTCATTCCTGATTCCGAGGGCAACCTCGTCATCCCGACCTACCTTGGCCTTCGCGTCATCGTAGACGACGGCATGAACGTCG